AAAAACACAGAGTCTCGCGGTAGCGGTGACGGCATGACACAGGAGCAACGTCTTAAGAAGTACTTTACTACGTATCTCCCTAAAGGAACGAAATCAGGACAATCACGAGTTCGTATCCTCCCAACACCCGATGGTTCTTCACCTTTTAAAGAGGTATGGTTCCACGAAGTTCAAGTAGACGGACGATGGGTTAAACTTTACGATCCGGGTAAAAATGATGGTGAGCGTTCACCTTTGACCGAGGTCTATGAAGAGTTGATGTCTACAGGTAAGGAGTCTGATAAGAAGTTGGCGATGCAGTATCGTCCTCGTAAGTTCTACATCGTAAAGGTCATTGACCGTGACAACGAACAAGACGGTGTGAAGTTTTGGAGATTTAAAGACAACTATAAGCAAGAGGGTATCCTCGATAAAATCATCCCTATTTGGAGAGCGAAAGGTGATGTGACAGATGCTAACGAGGGTAGAGACCTTATTATCGAGTTAGCTAAGTCTAAAACTAACTCAGGTATTGAGTACACAATTGTACAGACAATCATGTACGATGACCCATGTCCTCTCAGTGAAGACCCTGACACCATGAAGGAATGGGTTGAAGATGAAATGACATGGTCTGACGTTTATGCACAACGACCTGTCGAATACCTTGAAGCGGTTGCTCGTGGGGAAACACCTGTATGGGATTCTGAACTTAAAAAGTTCGTATATGGTGATAGTGACACCACCGAGACTATCGGAGGTACTACTACTACCGAAACAGAAACGGTAAACGAGTCTACGACTTCTGACCCACAAGCGAAGATGGAAGTAGATGAGGACCTTCCTTTCTAACAAACCAAAACAATAGATAGAGGGGAGAAATCCCTTCTATCTTTTTCATTACGAAAAGTTCGTAACGAAAAACACGTAACACAAAAAAAATGGCAATTAAGAAAAAATCATTTAAAGATATAAAGAAGAAGTTCTCTTCGTCCGCAAAATTTAAACCACAAAGGTTTTATGATTTGGGAACTGACTTCTTGGACGCAGTAGGGGTGCCTGGACCTGCTATGGGACACTTAAACATGTTCTTAGGTCATTCTGATACAGGTAAAACAACGGCACTTGTTAAAGCGGCTGTTGATGCACAGAAAAAAGAAATATTACCTGTATTCATCATCACTGAACAAAAGTGGTCTTTTGACCACGCTAAACTTATGGGTTTTGAATGTGAAGAGGTGGTCGATGAAGAGACTGGAGAATTGGATTGGGATGGATTCTTCATCTTCAATAACAATTTCGAGTATATTGAGCAAATTACTGATTATATTAATTCTCTTTTGGATGCACAAGAAAAAGGGGAATTGGAATATGATTTGTTATTCCTTTGGGACTCTGTTGGTTCTGTACCATGTAAGATGACTTATGATGGGAAGGGTGGTAAACAACACAACGCTGCGGTTCTTGCCGATAAAATCGGTATGGGAATAAATCAAAGAATTTCAGGTTCACGTAGGTCCGATTCTAAATACGAAAACACATTGGTTATTGTAAACCAACCATGGGTGGAACTACCTGATAATCCTTTTGGACAACCAAAAATTAAAGCAAAAGGAGGTGAGGCGATTTGGTTGAATTCATCTTTGGTATTTTTGTTCGGCAATCAAAAGAATGCGGGTACAACAAAGATTACCGCGGTTAAAGATAAGAGAAAAGTTAAGTTTGCTAGTAGAACTAAAGTGTCGGTCATGAAAAACCATATTAATGGTCTTGGATATGAGGATGGTAGAATTCTTGTAACGGCACATGGTTTCTTGGCGGGAAAAGATTCTACCGAAGAAAAAAAATCTATTGAGAAATACAAAGCGGAACATGCTGAGTATTGGAAAGATATTATCGGAACAGGTAGTGACTTTAAGTTAGAAGAAGAAGTGTAACCCTTTTAGTTTTATGGTGTGACAAAAACTTTATTAGTAGACGGTAATAACCTTTTTAAAATTGGTTATCATGGAGTTCGGGATTATTACCATAATGGTAATCATATAGGTGCTATATATCACTTTATGAATACTACCCGTAGATTCATCGATGAATACAATTATGATAAAGTAATTGTCTTTTGGGACGGAGAAAACAACTCCATACAGAGAAAGAGAATATTTGCAGAATACAAAGAAAACCGAAGATATAATCGGTTGAATGATCATCAAAAACAATCATACGATTGGCAGATGAGTAGAGTAAAACAATACCTTGAGGAAATGTTTATTCGCCAGATTGAGATTGACGGTAACGAATCAGATGATATGATAGCTTATTACTGTCAAATATCTGAAGACGAAAATAAAACGATATTCTCGTCGGATAAAGACTTGACTCAGCTTATTTCTGAATCTGTTCAGGTTTATTCACCTTCTCAAAAAGAGATGATAAAGTTCGGTGATAAAGTAAAATTGAAGGACATCAGTATCCCACACCAAAACGTCAGTACGTTTAAAATTATTTCAGGTGACAAGTCAGACAATATTGATGGTATCTATTATTTTGGAGAGAAGACTTTTTCAAAACTTTTTCCTGAGATAGTTGACTCTATAGTTTCTGTTGACGATATTTTACAAAAAGGTGAAAAACTACACGAGAATGATAAAGACAATAGGGCATTACAAAACTTACTTTCGGGAAAGACAAAGAGGGGTGTATACGGAGAAGAGTTTTATATCATCAACAAACAACTCGTCGACCTCACCAACCCTTTGTTAACAGAAGAAGCAAAGGAACTCGTTCAACTTTATTACGAAGAGGATATAGACCCTGAAGGAAGGGGATATCAAAACCTTATGAGGATGATGATGAATGATGGAATATTTAAATACTTACCTAAAACAGATAACGCATGGGTGTATTTCTTGACACCTTTTATGAAACTTACAAGAAAAGAAAAAAGAAGATTTAAAAAAAATTAATTAAAACAAAACACTATGACAAAAGAAAAGAGTGAAATTACGAAGATGGAGTTCTTGTTAACTTTAAATGACAACATTATTGTACAGAGATACTTTAATGTGAAGGGTTTTAATGAAGAGGCTCAGAGAAGTATTGACCTTCACAACACTGTAGATGACATTTATCACATTCTACATGGACAACTTAAGAACAAGACCGTTTGGTACATGTTGGACAATATGTATCAGATTATGGAGGACGAGAGAATCATGGACACAGCAAACACTGACGGTCCTGAGAACTTCAACATCTATGTCAAAAATTCCGAAAGAGTGATTTATCACAGACAATGGGACGGAAAAATTTACCCACCCAAAGTTAGATATACTGTCGATGTGAGACCCCAGCTTAAAAAAATCTTACGTTCACTAACTGACACGTTTTCGACTGACAAAATTACACAAGAATATATGGGTTATAGCCTCGCTTAATTATATTTATTTAAAAGACGAAATTACTAAATTAAGCGATGTCATCAGATAAGAATTTTGGGTATTTAGGGAATAATTTCCAAATACAACTAATCAATAATATTGTAATGTATAAAGACTTTGCAACGTCAATTGTTGACGTTATAGAGTCTAAGTACTTCGATAATCAGTATTTTAAAATTATAATGCAGATTATCAAGGAATACTATGCAACTTACGAGCATAGTCCTTCTTACAATACTATGGAACAGTTGGTTAAATCGGAAATCACATCACCTATGGCTCAGAAGATGACGTTGGATATGGTTGAACAGATTAAAAACGCACCCATAGAGGGTGATACATTTGTTCAACAGAAGGCTCTTAAATTCTGTAAACAACAAGAACTTAAAAAGGTGATGGGTAAGGCTCAGAAAATCATTGATAAAGGTGATTTTGAGAGTTACGACCACCTTGAGGAGATGGTAAGAGAAGCGTTGCAGGTTGGTGAAGTAGATACCGGTACTGCGGATGTGTTTAACAACTTAGACGAGGTACTTGAAGACGATTTTAGACATCCTATCCCTATGGGTATACCGGGTATTGACAACCTTTTAAAGGGTGGTATTGCTAAGGGTGAAATTGGGGTTATTTTGGCACCTACAGGTGTCGGTAAATCTACATTCCTTACTAAGATTGCTAACAACGCGTTTAACTTAGGGTACAATGTCCTACAGATATTTTTTGAGGACAACCCAAAGATTATTCAGAGAAAACACTTCACTCTTTGGACGGGTATTGCTCCTGACTTGTTATCTATGCACAAGGATAAAGTGATGGATAAGATTAAGGACATTAGATTGAACGCACCTAATAAGTTAATCTTAAAGAAATTACCATCGGATACTGTCACTATTAATCAGATTAAGAATCAGATAAGAAAGATGGTTGCAGAAGGTACTAAGATTGATATGGTACTTTTGGATTACATCGATTGTGTTGTTCCTGATAAGAATTTAGGTGATGAGTGGAAAAGCGAGGGTTCAGTTATGAGAGGTTTCGAAGCCATGTGTCATGAACTAGACCTCGTAGGATGGACGGCAACACAAGGCAATAGAAGTTCTATTTCATCAGAAATTGTTACTACTGACCAAATGGGAGGTTCAATTAAGAAAGCACAAGTTGGTCACGTAATTATATCGGTCGCAAAATCTTTACAACAAAAAGAAATGAATTTGGCGACTATCGCGATAACTAAATCTCGTATCGGTAAAGATGGTATTGTATTCGAAAATTGCAAGTTTGATAATGAGTTGTTGGATATTGATACAGAACAAAGTATGACTCTACTTGGTATGGAAGAACAGAAAGAAGAGAGAAATCGAGATAGAATAAGGGAGCTGTTAGAAAAAAGAAAAGAAAAAGAATCAAAAACCATTTGATATGAAAAAAGTTATTTTTACAAATGTAGATTACATTGGTAATGTGGGTGACTATTGGGCTTCACCCACACATTATTACGATTTTCCCTTTGATTATG